CATTTCGCTTATGAACAGACAACTTTCGCTTCACGAGCTGGCCCGCCAGCTTCGCAATATGATCCGCACCGGAATTATCACTGAGGTCGACCTGAAAGCCGGGCGCTGCCGGGTGCAGACCGGCGGTTTGGTGACCGACTGGCTACAGTGGTTAACCCACCGCGCCGGGCGTTCGCGCAGCTGGTGGGCGCCCTCCGTCGATGAGCAGGTGTTATTGCTCGCCGTCGGCGGCGAGCTGGAGACCGCCTTTGTGATGCCGGGGATTTATGCCAACGATTATCCGGCCCCCTCCGCTTCGGCGGACGCCTGGCACGTCACCTTCCCGGATGGCGCGGTGTTGGAATATGAACCGCAGAGCAGCGCGTTGAAGGTGAGCGGCATTAAAACCGCCGATATCACCGCCTCCGAGTCGATTACCGCCAGCGTGCCGCAAGTGCTGGTGAAAGCGTCTACGCGCATCACCCTCGATACGCCGGAAGTGGTCTGCACGAATAAGCTGATCACCGCCACGCTGGAGGTGCAAAAAGGCGGCACCATGAGCGGCAATGTGACGCACAGCGGCGGCTCGCTCACCTCGAACGGCAAAGTGCTGCATAGCCATCAACACCCCGGCGACAGCGGCGGCACCACAGGAGCACCTTTATGACAGCACGTTATTTCGGCCTCGATCGCACCAGCGGGCGCAGCCTCACCGACGTCGACCATATTCGCCAGAGTATCAGCGATATTCTGCGCACGCCGGTGGGCTCGCGCGTGATGCGCCGCGATTACGGTTCGCTGCTGTTCGATATGCTCGATCAGCCGCAAACGCCGGCGCTGGCGCTGCAAATTCAGGTGGCCTGCTATATGGCGCTGCTGCAATGGGAGCCGCGCATCACCCTCAGCGCGGTGACGGCCGAACGTCAGTTCGACGGCAAGATGGTGGTCAATCTGACCGGCCAGCTTGCCAGCACCGGCGAGTCCCTCTCTTTAACCCTTCCTGTGAGTTGATACCATGCCGATTATCGATCTGAGCCAACTGCCCGCGCCCGATGTTGTCGAGGCGCTGGATTATGAGCGCATCCTGGATGAGCGCAAAACGACCCTTGTTTCACTCTTTCCCGCCGATCAGCAGGAGGCCATCGCCCGTACGCTGGCGCTGGAGTCCGAGCCGCTGACCAAGTTTCTCGAAGAGAATGCTTACCGCGAAGTGATCTGGCGCCAGCGCGTCAACGAAGCGGCCCGCGCGGTGATGCTGGCGTATGCCTCCCGCAGCGATCTCGATGCCATCGCGGCGAACAGCAACACCGCGCGGCTGGTGATCGCCCCTGCTGATGAGAGCACGATACCGCCCACGCCGGCAGTAATGGAGTCCGATACGGATTTACGCCTGCGCGCACAGCAGGCTTTTGAAGGGCTAAGCGTGGCCGGGCCGGTGGGTGCGTATGAGTATCACGGCCGCAGCGCCGATGGTCGCGTAGCGGATATCTCTGCCGTCAGCCCATCCCCCGCCTGCGTCACCATCTCTGTGCTCTCCCGCGAAGGCGACGGTACCGCCAGCCCTGAACTGCTGGCGATTATCGATAAAGCGCTTAACGCGGAGGATGTGCGCCCGGTCGGCGATCGCGTGACGGTACAGAGCGCTAAAATTGTGCCCTACCAGATTGATGCCACGCTTTTTCTCTATCCCGGACCTGAATCGGAGCCGATTCGCCAGGCGGCTGAGCAGAAGCTGAAAGCCTATATCACTGCCCAGCGCCGACTGGGGCGCGATATTCGCCTGTCGGCAATCTACGCAGCGCTCCACGTTGAGGGCGTGCAGCGGGTGGTGTTGAACGCACCGCAGCAAGATATTGTGCTCGATCAGAGCCAGGCCTCCTGGTGTACGGCGTGGAAAATCACCACCGGAGGTACCGATGAGTGACGACCGTCTGTTGCCTGTTGGCTCATCGGTTCTTGAGGTGGCGACAGCACACGCGGCGGCGCAGATTGAACGCGTACCGGTGCCGCTGCGCACGCTGTGGGATCCGCTAACCTGCCCGGCCGAGCTGCTGCCCTATCTCGCCTGGGCGCTCTCCGTTGACCGCTGGGATTTTAACTGGCCGGAAGCGACCAAACGTAAGGTGATCGCCTCCTCCTTTTTCGTCCATCAACATAAAGGGACGCGCAGCGCCATTCACCGGGTGGTTGAGCCGCTTGGCTTCCTGATTGAGCTGCGCGAGTGGTGGCAGGATAACGCCGAACCCGGCACCTTCCGGCTAGTGATCGGCGTCCAGGAGAACGGCATTACCGAGGAGACGTACCAGGAGCTGGAGCGGCTGATTAACGATGCCAAACCGGCAAGCCGCCATTTGACGGAGCTGAATATCAGCCTCAGCAGCCAGGGCGAGTGCTACGTTGGCGCGGCCTGCTACCTTGGCGAGGAGCTGACGGTCTACCCTTACAGCCCGGAAGAGATTGTTGTCGGCGGCGAAAGCTATGCGGCATCGGCGATCCACCTGATTGATAGCCTCACTATCACGGTTTAATCCTCCCCTTCGGGCTACGGCCCGTTTTTTTTATCTACCCTGTTGTGTGCCCCTCAGACCAACGCCGCCGCGTGGCCTCCGCCAGGTGCTGAACGGAAAATATCCCTACCGTTCACTGCTCAACAAACCTGAGAGAATCCCATGTCTGTAAAATATTTCGCGATTTTAACCCATCAGGGCGCGGCAAAGCTGGCGAACGCCACCGCGCTTGGCACGACGCTTAACCTGACGCAGCTGGCCATCGGCGATGGTAACGGCACGCTGCCGGTACCGGACGCGGCGCAAACCCGGCTTATCAATCAGACACGCATCGCGCCGCTCAATGCCCTGTCGGTCGACCCGGAGAACCCAAGCCAGATAGTAGCGGAGCAGATTATCCCGGAGAATGAGGGCGGGTACTGGATCCGCGAGCTGGGTCTGTTCGATGACGCAGGGGTATTGATTGCGGTGGCGAACTGCCCGGAGACCTACAAACCGCAGCTACAGGAGGGCAGTGGACGCACGCAGACCATTCGCATGGTGGTGGTCGTCTCCTCAACGGCAGCCGTAACGTTGAAAATCGATCCGTCGGTGGTGCTGGCAACGCGTAAATACGCCGACGATCTGCTGGCCGGACATCTGAAGGCGGCGAATCCCCACCCACAGTATTTACAGATTGCCGATATCGCCTCCTTCACACCGGTGGGCGTGCCGCTGCCCTACCCGTCTGCTACTCCGCCCGCCGGCTGGTTTAAATGCAATGGCGCGGCCTTTAACAAAGGGCAGTATCCAAAGCTGGCGGCCCTGTTCCCCTCAGGCAATTTGCCCGATCTGCGTGGGGAGTTTATTCGCGGGTGGGATGATGGGCGCGCAGTGGATAGCGGGCGTGCGTTAATGTCACCGCAAGAGGATACCATCCAGAATATTACCGGTATGTTCGGGCGAACTCAGCTATTCAAGGAGTCCGTGTTATCAGGTCCGTTCAAGCCAGACGGCTCACAAGAGATGACATTAGGGCTGACCCCCTCAAACTCACCCGACATCGGGTATGGCGCGCCAAACTGGATATTCGATACCTCCCTTGCCGTGCGTACCGCAGCAGAAACCCGACCGCGCAACGTCGCCTTTAGCTACATCGTCAGAGCAGCGTAATCCTCTCTATATCCCAACGGGCATCGCCCGTTTTTTTGCCCGCCCTGTTGTGTGAGTTCGCAACCAACGCCCCTCAATGGTGTTTGCCTGCGGCTGAACGGAAAATATCACCATCGTTCACTTCTCAACAAACAACCCGAGAGCGTATGCATGACCGCAAAATTTTTCGCTATTTTGACTAACCTGGGGGCAGCAAAGCTTGCGAATGCAGCCGCGCTGGGCACGCAAATCAACCTGACGCAGATGGCCGTCGGCGATGCCAATGGCCAGTTGCCTACGCCCGATCCGGCGCAAACCCAACTGATTAACCAGAAGCGTATCGCGCCGCTAAACCGGCTCTCGATTGACCCAAAAAATAGCAGCCAGATTGTTGCTGAACAGGTGATTCCGGAAACCGAAGGTGGCTTCTGGATCCGTGAAATTGGCCTCTATGACGATGCTGGTGTGCTGATTGCGGTGGCGAACTGCCCGGAAACCTATAAACCGCAGTTGCAGGAGGGTAGCGGACGCACGCAGACCATCCGTATGGTGGTGGTGGTCTCCTCAACGGCGGCGGTGACGCTGAAAATTGACCCGTCGGTGGTACTGGCTACCCGCCAATACGCTGATGAGCTACTTGATAACCACCTCAAGGCCGCCAATCCACACCCGCAATATGCGCCGCTCGCCAGTCCAACCTTTACAGGCATCCCGAAGGTTCCGGATATGCCGATCGGTAACTACGGTCAGCAAATTGCCAATAGCAAATATGTGCACGACGTTGTGGCAAGTGATGTCTACATTCTGCCGGTAGGCGCGCCGATCGCCTGGCCGCTCGCGGAGCCACCGTTAGGCTGGCTCATCTGCAACGGCGCCACGTTCGACAAAGCAAAGTTTCCGCGCCTGGGTGCAGCTTATCCGGCCGGTTTACTTCCGGATCTGCGCGGGGAGTTTATTCGCGGTTGGGACGCTGGGCGCGGAGTGGATCCTGCACGTGCGTTACTAAGCTGGCAGAAAGGGACCATTAATATCAACGATCCTTCACTCAGCTCGGTAAACCTGGCAAGCCCAATTCATGCCAATGACAACGTGACCACTGCCAGGAGTGACTTCGGATTAGACCCTGTGATGAAAAGCGATTACGCAAATGTGATGAATGCGCTTTTTGTCACCCAGGATGCCGCAGCTGATATAGATGCCGGCGGGTTTGCCGGAGGCTATGGCAGCACCCGTCCACGCAACATTGCCTTTAACTACATCGTGAGAGCCGCATAATGACCACCGCAATTTTGAACGAAAACCACCTGGCCAGCCAGGCGGGCACTGTCACCGTCTATAACTTTGACGCGTTGAGCCGCGAGTGCCTTGGCAGCACCGTCGAGTATCTTGCCGTCGGCGTCGGTATTCCGGCGAACTCGGCGCTTGATAAGCCTTTAGCAGCGAAATCGGGTTTTGCAGTACGCCGCAACGCAGCGCTGGATGGCTGGGAGTATGCCCCTGACCATCGCGGCAGCGAGGTGTATGACAAAATCACCGGCGAGAAAAAGACGCTGACGCAGCTGGGCGATTACCCGGA